GGTGCTAACAAAGTATCACAAACTGTATCAAAAGCCACTGGTGAAGACTACCCTGTTGATAGGGCAAGAGAGGACATCAAATCTTATTTCAAGAAGTTTAGCAAACTTAAAAACTGGTTAGATACACGTAAAAGCTTTATTGAACAAAATGGCTATACTTATAGCTATTTTGGCAGAAAGCGTCGTCTTCCTAATGTATTTTCTAGTGACAAAGGTATTGCAGCTCACGAAGTACGTAGCGGGATTAATGCTGAAGTCCAGTCTCTTGCTAGTGATGTTAATTTGCTTGGTGCTATGGGCACTGCTAACGACATTGTTAAAGTCAATATCGACGCTAAAATCTTTATGCTGGTTCATGACTCGATTGTGGCACTGGTTAAAGAAGAGCACGTAGAGCAGTATTGCAAAATCTTAAAGCATAACACACAACATGATTGGGGTTGCTCTATTCCTGGTAGCCCTATTGGTGTTGACCAAGACATTGGCGACGATTACAGTTTTGGTGACTGGGAAAGCTATTATGAAGTTACAGGAGATCGTATTTCCCGTATTCAGGCTGGGTGAAAAACAACCTTTTGAAGATGGTGGCATAGTATACTACAAATCAGAATATAGTGATAAAGATACTGCTGAACACACAACAAATTATAGGTTCGTAGACGATAAGTCCATAGATAAACCAACTCTAGGTTTACGCAGACTCGCTTTGCAAGGTAAAGCAACGTTATTCCCTATAAGTTCAGCAGTATACTTTCTTGTAGACATTATTAAGTTAGCAAAATCTACTACGTGGTTTATTGATAGCCACGGACGAGTTTTTCAACATAAAAAAACTACGCGCGCCAAACTAACAACAAAGAAGATTACAAAAGTGTTACCTGCGGATGGTATAGGATGTGTACTAGAACTAGAAGGTGTGTCTCATAGGTTTAAAACTATGATTCAGCCTGAAAGCTACCACCAGTACGCAGGAGTTTTATATATGGATAATAGCTACCTATTTTACGGCTACTATGAATATCCCCAAAAAGATACATGGAGACTTGTATAGTGGCAAAAGCAGTTATATCAAATAGAATATACTTAGATAATCCAGGCGTAGAGCATACTAAACACGTAATTAAGTCTCTTACCTACAAAATACACAAAGATACTGGATCAAAGAAGTTTGCCAGTGTCGAAACAATTAAAAACTATAAGTCGCTAATCAAGGGTATTCTTTCTATTCCACAAGGGCGTACAGATTTAATACCCCAAGATTACGAAATCATAGACAAACGAGTCTTAGTTTCAGTTCCTTTTCCTGTGCCTAAATTTGAGCTTTATGAAGATCAGCAAACAATCTACAATGAAGTAGAAGGTACGTGCTTTATCAATGCCTTACCAGGCTGGGGAAAGACTTTTACCGCATTACATCTTGCTAGAAAGTTTGGGCAAAAGACTTTAGTTATAACGCATACGGCAGCTTTACGAGATCAATGGATTGAAGAAATCCAAACACTATTTGGTTGTGAGTGTGGAATTATAGGTGGTGGTGATTTAGATTACGAAGATCACTTCATTACAGTTGCAAACATCCAAACTTTAGTAAAGCATACTACAGAGCTTGCCAAAGAGTTTGGTACAGTAATCTTGGATGAAGCACACCACTGTCCTGCAACAACATTTGCAGGAACAATTGATGCCTTTCATGCTCGATACAGAATCGCTCTTAGTGGAACAATGATTCGTAAAGACGGTAAGCATATTTTATTCAAAGATTATTTCGGTAATATTGTATTAAAACCTCCAGTTTCTAATACAATACCGCCTACCATTCATATGGTAAAAAGTGGCATTACACTCAAACCTAATGCAACCTGGGTAGATAAGATCACTGATCTTACCCAAAACGACAAGTACAGACAATTTATTGCAAACATAGCTAAAATGCACGTTGCCGAAGGTCATAGTGTTTTAGTTATTGCTGATCGAGTAGAATTCTTAGAGAAAGTAAAAGAGTATGTTGGTGAAACGTGTTTGTTGGTTACTGGGGGAACCAGTTTTGAAGACCGACAGCGGGCAAAAGAGCAAATCCTTGCCAAAGAAAAAATGTGCATTGCTGGAAGCAGGCAAATATTTTCAGAGGGTATCTCGATCAACATCCTTAGTTGCGTGATATTAGCAGTTCCAATGTCAAATGATAGTTTACTAGAACAAATTGCTGGTAGAATTATGCGAATGCATGATGGTAAACTAGACCCAATCATAGTAGATATTCAGTTTGCTGGATACGCTGACAAAAAGCAAAACACAGATAGGCTAGGGCTTTATCTACGCAAAGGATGGAAAGTATTAGCGTAGATAAAATTTCACTTGTCAAACGGTATCCAAAATGGTATAATATTTATTAAGTTTCAGTATATGACCCTTTTCTTCAACCTTGGATTGCTTGAGTCCAATACACATTGTGACTCTACAAAATTAGTTGAAACTTTAAGATTGCATTTTATTAGAAAATCTATTCCTAAAAATCAATACAGTAAAATCAAACCGATTTTTAACTTAAAAGGTAATAGTTTTCTAATAAACCCTGCGCTTTTATTTACTGATACCAACACAGATATTGTACATAAAGCACAATACATACGATTAGCGGGGCGTAGAAATTACGCCATATATAAACATTACGGTTATACATATCTAGACCTATCTTACTATTCAGATATTGACCTAAACGCAATAAAATCAAATCCGCTACTAAAAATAACAGAAAACAAAATCCACTTCAAATACGAGGAAAATTAAAAATGGCACTTAGCTTTAAAAACACCAAAGGTAAAGCACAATCAAACAAAGTCGAATCTTACGAGTACAAAGATGGCGAAAACACAGTCCGCTTAATTGGCGGAGTTCTTCCACGATATATTTATTGGCTGAAAGGCACTAATAACAAAGATATTCCAGTTGAATGTTTGGCATTTAGTCGTGAAAAGGAGAAGTTTGATAACATTGAGAAAGATCACGTTACTGAGTATTTCCCAGAGTCAAAATGCTCTTGGAGCTATTCTGTAAATTGTATTGACCCTAAGTCGCAAAAAGTTGTTGCTCTTAATCTCAAAAAGAAATTGTTTGAGCAAATCGTTACAGCGGCTGAAGATTTGGGAGACCCTACTGACTATGATACAGGTTGGGATGTTGTATTCAAGCGCGTAAAGACAGGCCCACTGCCCTTTAATGTTGAATATACACTACAAGTTTTGCGTTGCAAAGCTCGCCCATTAACTGAAGAAGAGCGTGCTATGGCTGACGCTGCTAAATCTATTGATGAGAAATTTCCTCGTCCTACCGAAGCAGATGTAAAAGCCTTGTTGGATAAAATTACTACACAACAAGATGAAGAAGGCGAAGGCGAATCTTCAGAGCAAGAAGCAGTCAAAGAACTAGGTTAAAAAACTAAAGCCCGCTAAACGAAATGCTTAGCGGGCTTTTCTGTCTCATAAGGCAATATGAAAGTATTATTTACAGCTGACGTCCATATCAAATTGGGTCAGAAAAACGTACCTATCTCGTGGGCTAAGAATAGGTTCAATATGCTCTGGGAACAACTCCACGACCTACAATCAGAGTGTGATCTTTTTGTTATTGGTGGAGATGTTTTTGATAAACTTCCTAATATGGAAGAACTAGAGACGTATTTTGATTTGGTTAATGCTTGCAAGATTCCCACTATTATTTACGCTGGAAATCATGAAGCAGTTAAAAAGGATACAACTTTCCTTACTAACCTAAAACAAGTTACCAATCGCTTAAATTCCAAAGTAGAAATTATTGACGATTTTTACTCACTGGATAATATGGATTTTATCCCATATAATAAATTAAAAGATTTTGAAAAGTCACCGCATTTGGTGCATGGCGACATTTGCTTTACCCATGCTCGTGGAGAGATTCCACCACACGTAAAGCCTGAACTAGATTTAGAATTATTTGCTCGCTGGAAAGTAGTTTTAGCTGGTGATTTACACAGCTATGAAAACTCTCAGAAAAATATTATCTATCCTGGAAGTCCAGTTACTACTAGTTTTCATCGTCATAATGTAGATACTGGTGTTGTTATATTAGACACTAGCAGTTTAACTCATGAATGGCGTAAGCTACAATTACCTCAACTTATTCGTCGTACAGTAGCTGTACACGACCCTAAACCGCAAACTGATTACGATCACACGATTTATCAGGTTGAGGGCGATATGCAAGAATTAGGTGAGCTAGAAGATAGTGATTTAATTGATCGCAAAGTAATTAAACGTGACACTGATAGTGCCTTAATCTTAGACAAAGAAATGTCTATGAGTGAAGAAATTCGAGAGTATCTTGCATATATCTTAGAATTGCCAGAAGATACTATAGAAAACGTATTAAAAGAGTTTCAAAATCATGCCGACAAAATTGAAACTGAATAGAGACTTTAATGATAACTATAAAACAACTACGATGGGCTAACGCCTTTAGTTACGGAAAAGATAATAAAATTGATTTTATTGCGGCCCCACTTACGCAATTAGTGGGTCGTAACGGACACGGCAAAAGCTCTATTGCCCTTATCTTAGAAGAAGTATTATTTAATAAAAATTCTAAAGGCATTAAGAAAGCAGATATTCTTAACCGACATATTAAAGATAAAAGCTATACTATTGAGCTAGACTTTAATCGAGATGATGTAGATTATACAATTAAATCTAGTCGAGGCACTGCTCAAACTGTAAAACTATTTAAAGAAGGTGTAGACATATCTGCACATACTGCGACCGCAACTTATAAGATGATCGAAGATATTTTAGGTTTCGATCATAAAAGTTTTGCACAAATTGTTTATCAATCAAATGCGTCGAGCCTAGAGTTTTTAACAGCTCCTGACACCGCTCGTAAAAAGTTTCTTATTGAGATTTTAAATTTAGGTAAATACACTCGTGCAGCAGAAGTTTTCAAAGAAGTTAGTGGTCAATTAACCAAAGACATTACTGCAGTGCAGTCTCAAGTTAATACTGTTTCAAGCTGGTTAGATAAGTACGAAAAGACCGACTTAACCTTAAAAGAAACTATAACAACGCCTGAGATAGATACTACCACAATAGCCGAAGCTGCTGCATTAGAATCAAGTATTAGTAGTATTGAGTCTACTAATAAAAAGATTAGTCAAAATAACACCTACAAGCAACTACAGTCTAAAATTAAACTACTTCCTATTCCTGACAAACCTGAAGAAGGTATAGAGGGGTATCAAGCAGAAGTAGCAAAATTATCTAAAACAGTAAGCGATGCGGAATCTTTTGTTAAAAAGATGAAAGCATTGCGTGGAACCTGCCCTACTTGTTTATCACAAATCAATGAAGCCAAAGTAACAGAATTAGTAGTAGAAAAAGAAACTGAAGCCAAAAAAGCTGAGTATTCTTCCTCAATGTATACTACAAGAATTAACAATATTAAATCACAGAAACTTGCTTGGCAAGAAGCTCAAAAAGCCCAAGAAGATTGGGAAAAGTATCATACCTTAATTGATACAGAGCTGCCAGAAACTCTACTAGACAAACAAACCTTACAACAGCAATTTACGGAATTACAAAGTTCAATTACATCTACAAAACGTAAAATCGTAGAAGCAGAGCAACACAACAAAGAAGTAACTGCACACAACACTAAAGTAGATTTAGTATCAAAACAATTGGTTGAAATGAACCAAGAGTTAGAGGTTTACAGCGGTAAGTTGCATGAGTTAAGCGAAAGAATGAGTATTTTAAATGTGTTAACAAAAACATTTAGTACAACAGGTTTAGTAGC